GTCATTCACGCACGCGTAAAAAGTAGACGCATGTTACATATATTGAGTTTAATTTTAAAAAATGGCAAGTAGAAAAGAAGTAGCAGAGCATTTATTTATGACTGTGCAAAACGTTGCCAAATTAATAAAAGATGGGGTATTTAGCGTTAAAACTGGACCTAGTCCTTTAGAATTAGATTATGCTAGAAGACAGTATATCGAGCATTTGCAAAAAAGAGGTAGATTTCACCTTAAAGATGGTACTGGTGATATAACAGAAGAGAAGACTAGGTTAACAAAAGCGCAAGCAGATAAGGCACAACTTGATGTTGCGGTATTAGAAGGAAAACTAATACCTACAGATATGGTTGAACAAACCTGGTTAAACTATATTGCTAACTGTAGAGCAAGATTGTTAACATTACCAAACAAAGTTGCACATTTGGTTGTGGCTTGTGATGAATTTCAAGAAGCAGAAAAGATAATTAAAGAGAGTATATATGAAGCATTGGAGGAACTAGCACAAGATGCTATACCACAAGAATATCGAGAAACTACTGCAATCGATCAGCCAGATTTGGAATCCACCTCCTGAGTTAACAGTATCAGAGTGGGCTGACAAGAACAGAATTCTTTCAGCTGAGTCTGCTGCAGAGAGTGGTCAGTGGAGAACATCAAGAGCGCCATATCAAAAAGATATTATGGATGCTGTTAATGATCATAGAATAAGTACTATTGTATTTATGAAGTCTGCTCAGGTTGGAGCTACTGAGATTTTAAATAATATAGTAGGCTATTACATAGATCAAGATCCTTCTCCTACTTTAGTCTTACAACCTACACTTGCTATGGCACAAGCATGGTCCAAGGATAGATTAGCTAATATGATTCGTGATTGTGATAGCTTGAGAAAAAAAGTCAAAGACCCAAGATCAAAAGATAGTGGCAATACTGTTTTAAGTAAGAAGTTTCCTGGTGGTAATATTAATATTGTTGGTAGTAATTCTGCATCAGGTTTAGCATCTAGGCCAATAAGGATATTGCTTTGCGATGAGGTTGATCGTTACGAAGCTTCTGCTGGAGCAGAAGGAGATCCTATAAGTCTTGCAATGAAAAGAACAACAACTTTTTGGAACCGAAAGATATTTATCACATCTACACCCACTATTAAAGGGATGTCTAGAATAGATGTTGCATTTGAAGAATCAGACAAACGTTATTTCCATGTGCCTTGTCCTAACTGTAATGAAAAACAAAGATTAGTATGGGAACAAATAGTATGGGAGAAGAGTAAACCAGAAACAGCCCAATATATTTGTATTCATTGTGAATCTGCTATAGATGAAAATAAAAAACAATGGATGTTACTTAAAGGTGAATGGATAGCAACTAAACCAACAAAAAAAGTAGCAGGTTTTCACATATCCGAGCTTTATAGTCCATGGCGGACGTGGAAAGAAATGGCTATAGATTTTTATGAGGTTAAAAAGCAACCTGAAATGTTAAAGACTTGGGTTAATACAGCGTTAGGAAGAACGTTCGATGATCCAGGTGAAAGCATAGAGCATCATGACTTAATGGAAAAAAGAGAAACTTATGATCCTACAAACATACCAAATGATGTTTTACTTTTAACTTGTGGTGTTGACGTACAAGGAGATAGACTTGAAGCTCAAGTCTTAGGTTGGGGAGACAATAACGAATGTTGGGTTATAGATTATAGAGTTATTTATGGAGATCCATCTTCTAATCCAATATGGTTGGAACTAGATGGTTATTTGAATCATATATACAGAAGAGACGATAACAAAAAACTAAGAGTAGTATGTACTTGTATTGATAGTGGTGGTCATCATACACAACAAGTGTATGCTTACGCATCAAAACGAATACATCGCAAAGTTTTCCCAATCAAAGGTTCTAGTTTATCTAATCAACCAATTATTAATCGACCATCTTATGTTGGTAAAAATAGAAATATCTTATATGCTGTAGGAACTGATTCTGCTAAAGAAGTTATATTTACAAGATTAAAAGCAGAAGAAGAAACAATACACTTTCCTGCACATGTTGATGAAGAATATTTTAAGCAACTTACAAGTGAAAAAAGAGTTATTAAGTATACAAAAGGCGGAAAGAAGTTTGCTTGGGTAAAAATTAACAATCGTAATGAAGCTTTAGATACTATGGTTTATGGTTTTGCAGCATTACATATACTACAGCCTAATTATTTAAAAATTGCACAAAACATCAAAGATAATACCAGTGAAACAGAAAAAGTTAAAGATGTAGGCAAAAGAACAGTGCGTAACGATTGGATATATAAGTGGAAATAATAAAACTGTTTACTTTTATATAGTTATATGGTCTAATAAAATTTTAAAATCCAATTAAGGAGGGATTATGTTTGAAGATATACAGCTTATGCATGCTCATTATGGCATAACTAAGTTTATTAAATCAGCAGATATGCAAACAAAAAAGCACTATCTTGATTTTAGATTAGGCTTTATCAAAGAAGAATACACAGAACTTGTTAAAGCTTACCAAGCCAAAGACTCAAATGAGTTAGTAGATGCGTTAATTGATATTCTAGTTGTAACTATTGGAACTCTTGATACATTAGGAATAGACATTGATAAGGCTTGGGATGATGTATACAAAGCTAACATGTCTAAAGTTATTGGTGAAAATAAAAAAAGAACCTATAAGATGGAAGGACTTCCTGATTTAATTAAACCAGAAGGTTGGACTGCTCCAGATCATACAAACAATACAGGAGACTTAGATGAAATCTTCGATACCTAAACCAGTTAAAGTTATCAATGAATGCGTTGCTTTACAAATTCAAAAATCCAATGATTATCAAAATCCTAATTCTAGGATTAAGCAAATAGACTATTACCCAAGAGGGGTGTTGTCTATTATGGAAATGATACATACCAAAACTACACGTATGTGGAGTGTATTAGAAGCTGCAGAATCAGGTAAAAATCCTAACTTTGAATCATTAGAAGATTCTGCAAAAGATCTTATTAACTATGCATCATTCTTTGTTACATATTTACGCAAAGAGTTTGATGGTCAAGATAAAACTAAGGATATATTTAACAAATGAATACAGTAAAAGATATAAGAGCACAATTTAGTACAAAACTGCTAAAACAAGAGTTTGTTAAAGATAGAAATGGAGGAAATGTTATTGAGATAATTGGAGCTTCATTTTATGCGGATGATATAACTATTTTTGGTAAAAACAATGAAGAGTATGAAAATGCTGAGATTGATTGGTATAAATCTAGAAGTACAAATATTAATGACTTAAAATATGAACCTATACCACAAGCATGGAAAAATACTGCTAATGAACACGGTGAGATTAATTCTAACTATGGGAAATTAATTTACGATGCTATTTATGGATCACAATTTGATAATGTTTTATATGAATTGAAGAACGATCCATTCTCTAGAAGAGCTACTATGATTTATACAAGACCTACTATTTGGCAAGAGTTTGAAGAGAATGGTAAAAATGATTTTATATGTACTAATGCTGTAACTTACTATGTAAGAGATGGAATGTTACAAGCCGTTGTACAAATGAGATCTAATGATGCTGTTTATGGTTTTAAAAATGATTTTGCGTGGCAATATTATGTTCTACAAAGATTAGAAAAAGAACTAGGATATGGTATTCATTGGCCCATATGGCAAGTACAAAACTTACATGTGTATGAAAAGCATTTTGATTTAGTTGAATCAAGTGAATAATTGGGATCGTCGTTATATGTCTTTAGCAAAGGCAATATCGTCTTGGAGCAAAGATCCGTCTACAAAAGTTGGCGCTGTTGCAATAGGTGATAAAGGTCAAGTTATTTCCCAAGGCTATAACGGCTTCCCAAGGAGGTTTGATGATAGTATTGAAAAATATGAAAATAGAGATACAAAATATAAATACGTTGTTCATGCGGAAATGAATTGTATCTATCATGCTACACATAATGGTTTATCATTAGAAGGGGCTAAACTATATGTCTATGGTTTAGGTGTATGCCACGAATGCGCAAAAGGTATTGTACAAGTTGGAATAAAAGAAGTTTATGCATCTTGCAATCCGGAATCAGAATTAAGATGGATAGATAGTTTTGCTTTAACAAAAGATATATTAAAAAAAGGAGGGGTTAATTATGAACAAATATATCACTAATCCACTTGCTAACATTCCTGTTAGTAAAAAATCACACGTATATGGTTGGGCTAGTCATTGGAGGAATTTATTAAAAGCCGAAATAAATTACAAATGTGACGCAGGTTTAATAGATGCTAATTATATATATATAGATCATGGTGTCAACTTTAATGGATCGCTAAATCTTTTTGGTGGTTTAAACAATGATATTTATAAAAAATTTAATATTTTGCTTATGTGCATAGATCAAGG